AGATCTTCGCCCTGGGCCTTGGCAACAAGGTCAACAGCTACGTCACCAAACTGGCTTCCGTGGTCGCCAAGATCTCTGCCTTGCGTGCGGCACTCACATCTCCTGTGAGCGCTGCCTTCAATGCCATCGCCTTTGCTGCCAGCGTGCCGGGACAGCTTGCTGAGCAGGTGGCTGAGTTCCTGGACGTGTTTGCCGAAGGCAAGGTTTCGGGGGCACCAAATCCTGTCATTGCTGTGACCAACATGGTCACGGAACTGCGCGCCATGGCTAAGTCCTTCGACGGAACGCCGTTTGAATCGACATTCCGCGTCCTGGCCGCAGCCCAGGCTGGCCGCAGCGCTGCTGGTGTGATGGCCAAGGATGAGGAAAACCTGCGAGCCCAGATCGCTGCGGAACGGTCGGACAGCTTCGACGCCCTGGGCAACTACGTGGGAGCCACCGCCGCTCCCAAGACCGCCCCAGCAACGCCCGACCAGGTGGGCCAGATGGTTGTCGCTGTGCGGCAACTCATCTCTGATGCGCTCTCCTACACCACCGACATGCAGCCTCTGTTGGAGCTTGCTTTGGCGCTCCACCAGCAGTACCGCGACCGCTTGGCTAAGTACGAGACCATCCGCACGATCACTGTTTCGACTCCGACGCCGCTGCACCTGATCTGCGTGCGGCATGGCCTGCCGTACAACACCGCTGAGCGCCTGGTGCGACTCAATAACATCAAGGATCCGTCGTTCACGCAAGGGGAGGTGCGCATCTATGCAAGCGTCTGACAGCGTGACGATGCGAGTCCGCAATCAGGAGACGACGGCGTTCGAGTCGTTCGAGTGCTCCTCGTCCATCTATGAGCCGGCCGGGTCCTGGAATGCCGTGCTTCACCCCGACGTCGAGGTTGACTACGGCGACCAGGTGCGCATCCTGATCAATGGACGCACTGAGCTCACCGGCATCGTGGATGTCCGCGAGCGCACCTACGACGGCGCATCGAACACCAAGCGCATCAGCGGCCGCAGCCTGATCGGCCTGCTGCAGGACACGTGCATCACCGACTTCAAGGCGCCTCCAAGCACGCTTACGGCCGCGGCTAAGAAGTACCTGGCATCGATCCCTTATGTGAACCGCTGCGCGATCGAGTTCGCCGACGAGGCGTCGGATGCCAACACACACCACCACGCCGCCGATGTGGGGGACACGGTGTTTCGCTTGCTCTCAGAATACGCCCTCAACCGAGGCTTGATCCTGTGGGCCAAGCCTGATGGGACCATCGTGTTCGGGAAGGTGATCCGCCAAGGCAAGCCAGCTTTCCAGCTGAATGCGTCCAACATCCTGCGCGGTCGAGAGATGCGGGACTGCAAGGGGCTCCACAACTCCATCATGCTTGTTTCTGACGGCAAAGACGGCCACCAGAAGGCCACGGCCACCAACACGACGGCCCCTCTTGAAAAGCCGTTTGTCGCCTGTTACAACGGCTTTAAAAGCGACCTTGAAGGGCAGGCCGGCAACTACATCCGCCAAGAGAAGATGCAGTCGCTCCAGCTGGAGTACGTCGTGCGCGGCTTCTCACAGAACGGGGCCAACTGGGCGGTGAACACGCTGGTGCGCACGCAGGATGACATTCTGGGCTACACCGGCACCTACGTCCTCAATCGTCGCAGTTTCAGCTTCTCGCGCACGACCGGATCCCTGACGACGCTGGCGCTGGGCCCCATCCTGGAGGATCCGTTCGTGGGCTACCACAAGCATTCCCGCCACATCCGTGCGCGAGGAGCTCTCTGATGGCCGCGGCCCGGTTCATGCGTGGCGTCCTCACCGAGGACGCGACCGAAGACGCTGCCGGTGGCCCGCGCGTCGTCCAGGCGCTGGTGCGCGGTGTGCGGGAAGCACCCGACGTGCCGCTCATGCAGCAACGCGGCCTGGCGTCCATGCCCAAGACTGGCGATGTCATCGGCATCGAGCAGGTGGACGACCTGGTCGTGGCCGTCTCCAGCGAGTCGACAGACCGGCCAGCGTTGGAAGCGGGAGACACCTCGCTCTATGCCTCCAAGGACGTCTACGTGCTCCTCAAGCAGGATGGGACGATCAAAGTGGTCGGAAAGAACGGCGCGAAGGTGACGATTTCGACCGACAGCACCGTGCAAGTGGAAGGGACAACCATCAATCTCAAGGCCCCCTATATCAATCTGGGGGGTGATAGCTCGACTGCCACACCTCTTGATGGCGTGGTGACTGGGCAGTGCATCTGCTGCTTCACGGGCGCCCCGCATCCGGTGAAGTCGACTGCGGTGCGTGCAGCTATGGCGGGTGCAGCATGAGCGTCAACGCTGATCGCATCGTAACCGCAGCCATGACGGAGCTGCGAGCGGACGGCTTCAAAGTCGACGAGGCTGCCACACAAGCGCCTGTCGGGACGACCGGCAAAAGTGGGCTCGAACTCAATCTGAAGGCCATCGCCGACGCTGTGGTGGACGAGTTCACAGAGCATTGGACCGGTGGCGGAAGCTGGGGGAACCTCCCAGATGGCGACGGCGTTCCGCAGCGCGTGGGCGATGTCTGGAGCATGGTCCAAGATTTCTTGACGAAGACGGCCGCTGACGCCCTATATGCCACAACGTCCGCGCTGTCGACTGTAGCAAGTTCCGCCGCCTCGGCGCTGGCCACAGCTACGACTGCTGCCGCTGCGGCTGCCGCAGCCATGGCGGCGATCCCGGCCGCCGCCAGCACCGACCCGCTCATGGATGGCCTCGTGTCGGTGGGGGCGGCCTCGGCATACGCCCGTGCAGACCACCGGCACCCGACCGACGTGTCGCGGGAACCGGCCATCACCGCCGGTGCGGCTGGCCAATGGTGGCGCTATGACAAGACCTGGGTATCCTTGTCGGCCTCGGACGTAGGCGGTCTGGGATCCCTAGCCACGCTGAGCCAGATCGCCGACGCGCAGGTGGCGTCCGGCGCGGCTATCGCCTGGTCGAAGGTCTCCAAGGCCGGCGCTGCTGCTGCTGACGTGGGCGCCCTAGGCGCTACGGCTGCAGCCGGCGGCGACTTGGCGGGGAACTACCCGTCTCCGACCGTCTCAGGGCTGCGCGGCTATGTGTTGCCCACGCTTAGCAGCACGGCAGGGGGTCTGCGCTGGAGTGGTACGGCATGGACGTTGGACTCGACCGCTTACCTCTCGATGACGGCTGCGGCGGCCACCTATCAATCCAAGATCACCACCGGCACCACGGCGCAGTATCTGCGCGGTGACCTATCTCTGGCGACGTTTCCGACGGCGGTTTCCGCCTTCACCAACGACTCCGGATACATCACCTCGGCGGGGTCGATCAGTGGTAATGCGGCGACAGCAACCAAACTGGCTACCGCTCGCACGATCGCGGCTACGGGGGACGCCGCTTGGTCTGTTTCCTTCGACGGATTAGCCAATGTCTCGTCGGTATTGACCGTCTCAGGGCTGCGCGGATACGTGCTTCCCACACTCAACAGCACGGCAGGAAGTTTGCGCTGGAGCGGAACGGCATGGGCGCTGGACTCGACTGCCTACCTCTCGATGACGGCTGCGGCCAGTGTGTATTTGCCGTTGGCTGGTGGAACAATGAATGCTGGTGCAAAGATATTGACTCTTCAGGACATGACGATTATTACAGGTGCAAACGGTAATTACTCAAATGCTCCTTTTGTTGCCCAACGTTATACCTCAGATTCTACTACCACAACTCACGCCTCTATCGGATTTCACAATCGCGGGGTCAATGCGGCAGCTTTGTATTTTTCTTCACAATATTTTAATTTCTGGTATAATGACCATTTGGGTGGAGTCTACCATTTATGGGATTCTAAAGATCTATCAAGCACGAACATATCTAATTGGAATACTGCATACGGTTGGGGTAATCACGCAAGCGCAGGGTACTTGCTTCCTTCAAGTCTTGTATGGGTGGGCGGAAATAATTACTCTTGGACTGGATTTACTGGGTGTAACAGTACGACTTGGTCCGGATACATGCAGAGTAGCATCGAAACTTTAATCGGTGCCTTGAGCGGCGGATCTATCTCTCTGGCAGTGGCACAGACGAGAGTATTAACAATATCTGGATCACTTGTTAGCACGACATTACCGTTAACGGTAGCTGGGGTAATTACTGCATCTGGCGGAATCACAGGCACTCTCACTGGCCATGCCTCATTAGACATCCCCCTTGCTGGTGGAACGATGGCTGATAACTCAGGCATCCGGGTAGATGGGTCCCAGTCAGGAGGATTTGTAACCCAGTACAAGAATACTTTTTACCCAACCGACTTGAGGCTGGCTGGAATTAGCTCTGGTTACTTCAATTTTGGATACAGTAGTAGTTTATTTTCGAGCCTCTCATTTATCGGAACAACGTATTCGTCTGGATACGTTAAGCTCGATGGACCGGGAACATCTGGGAATTTGATGGCTAATAAGTTTATACTGGCGGGAGGGTCTGCGGCGCAATTCTTGAAAGCCGATGGCTCGGTGGACAACAACGTTTACCTGCCATCGTCGGGCACAGCATCTAATACTTTAGCTTTGGGCGGTGTTGCAGCAGACTACTTCGTCCAAGGAACAGGCAATAACAGTTCATCAACATTTGGTAAACGAACAACATCATTCAACTATAACGGTGCAACAGCTTCCTCAACTTGTTTAACAGATCCTTTATATTCTGGATTTTATGATGGTTATTTCGCTGCTGGGCAGACTCCAAATAATGGTTGGGTTTTCGTTATCAATGCGGCTCATAGTAATATGGCATCAAATTCCAAATTCCAATTCCAAATTGCATCGTCATTTGATAATGGCAAAGGGAACGCATTCTGGGGCGGTGAAAACTATTGGATGCGAGTCATTAATAATAGTGGCGTTGGAGATTGGAGAACTTTAATTCACTCAGCTAATTATCCTTCTTTTAATAATTTCACTTCGGGCCTATCTACCACTACGCTAACAGCATCCAGCGATATTGTATCTTCTCGGCTACTCCCATCCGCGTATAGAAGTTTTGATATTGGGTCGTATTCATATCAGTACAATAATATTTGGTGTGCGAAGATAATTTGCGACACAACGTCGATCACTACGCTGAGTGCAATCGATTTAAGACTATCGAGCACTGCAACCATTAGCGGGATGCTCAATGCGAATGGTGGAATATCATTAAGTACTGTGGCACTATCTGCTAGCGTATCATTTGATGCAAATGCTCATCTTGGGAAGATCGTAAATTTGGGAACGAGTTATATATTTGATCTATCCACCATGACTTCCGGAAATTGGTGTATCGTTTCCGGATTAGGGTACGTTACTTGCGGCGGTAGTGTGACGTATTATCTACGTGGCGCATCGGTGACAGGGACGCATAGGATAATGGGGTCTTCTATCGTCTATCGTGGCGATTCCTCATGGTATGTGGGATAGAGATTCGACGTAGTTCTGTTTGATATAGGATAAACATCACCTTAAAGGAGAATGATATGGAAGTGCAAATTTCGCTAAAACTATCTGATGTGCAAAATAAGATCTTGCAAAAGATCGCCGTTGAGCGAAATATGGATGTCGGCGTGCTCTGCGCAAACGAATCTGCGATGCTACTCATTCGCAATCGGGTCACGCAACAGAGTATCGAGCTCATCAATCAAGACAAATACCCTGATGAGGTGATTGCGGCCCTTCTTCCGGCCGCCACCACCTCTGCGGCTACCGCTGGAGCTGCAGCATGAGCGCCGAAGTCAAGTACTCGTTCAGCTCTTCGCGCCTCGGCGATTTCATTCGACTCTTGTCTACAGCCAGCGGTCCTGGCGGTCTGTCACGCGACAACGTCTACAAGCGTCTGCGCGCCGAGCTGGATGCAAATCCCCAAGCCGCATCAATCTCCCTCCTGATTTCGCGCATGGAATTGGGAGCCCTCAAACTGGCCATCCTGGATGCGTGGGACCGGCCTGTTGACCAAGCTGCGGCCGTTACCGGCGAAGCTCGCGCCTGGCTGCGGCGCGTAGCCGTTCACTTGGGCTTGTGGGGCAAGCACATTGAGCCTCTTCTGCGTAAGCAGGAGGATGATTCTAAGGCTATCTCCGAGATCACCGAACTGGATGATGAGGCGGGCCTGGATGATGTCGTTCCTGATGGCCGTCCTGCGCCACCGGTTCTGGAGGCTGCGTGATTCATTTCCGGGAAGACGGCACCCTGGTGCTGGATGGATCCGTTCCATCTACACCGCTGATTGCTCTCCAAGACAACATTCTGTTGTCTCTGGCGACGCCATTGGGATCGCTGTTCCAGCGCCCTGAATTTGGGAGCGAGTTGTATCTGCTGCGCCGCGCCAAGGCTTCAAGTGCATTACCAGAGCGGGCCGAAAACATGGTTCGCACCGCATTACAGTGGATGATCGATTCCGGTCGCTTGGACTCGGTGGACGTTACCCCTCAATGGCTGGCTCGGGACTGCTTGGGCATCTACACGGCCGTAACATCCAGTGTGGGGAGCATCAATGTCCCATACTGGATCCCAGTCCCGAATTCCGAAGGGATCGTATGAGTTACACCACCTATGACGGTCTGTTCAACGACGTTCTCACCGCCTACAAAGGGGCGGGAACGTCTGTAGATTGCTCTGTCGGCAGTGACAATTACATCCGGGCGACCGGCCTGGCGACCGCCCTTTGGGGGCTGTATCAGCGCATCACCTGGACCGTCAAGCAGTTGTCCCCGCAGACAGCCGACGACGATCAGGTCATCCAGGATGGCGCAGATCTCGGTCTATCTATGTCTGGAACGGAGACTGTTGCTGATCTTCTGACAGCCATTCTTGCCAAGCTGCGCAATCCTCCCGCAGGAGGAAATACCTCCGATTACGTGAGCTGGTCGAACGGGTTCACCTACAACAACAAGACCTGTTACAACTGTGCGTGTTATCCCGCTGGCTATGGAGCGGGGACGGTCGTTGTGGTGGTCGGTACCATCGACGGCAGCACGAGCGACAACTCGGATGTCCTGACGGCCCTGGAAAGTTACCTGCTGGAGAAAGGCCCTGTGCGCCCGGCGGAAGCCTATGCGTTGGAGCCGGCGGTGGCCAGCATTGCGGTTTCCATCACCATGACCGGTGGCGATGCGACCAAGGCGCAGTCGTTGATCCAGCAGTGGATGGGTTCCCTCGCAGTCGGGCAGTCCGTCTATCCGGAGGCTTTTCTCGCCTTCTGCTATCAAGCAGGAGCGGTATCTGTGGTGGTTAATTCTCCGGTTTCTGCTGTGATTCCCTCCAAGTACGGGATCGTTGAGGCTTCCTCCATCACGGTGACTGCGGCATGATGCATGCGGATGCTTTGCGGCAGTTGCGGCCCGTTCCTTTGGGCGCATTCGATGATGCTATCCTGGCGATCGACGGCCAGTTCTTGGATGCTGCCTGGTCGGCGCTTCGAGCTATCATCCCGGAAATCTGTGCCGCGACAGCAACGGATACAGGATTGTCGCGTCTTGAGGCACTCTATGATCTCGCATCTACGGGGACCATCGAAGATCGGCGCACCCGTGTCCTTGCGGCAATCAGGGCTTCTGGAGGTCTTTCCAAAGCCTATTTCATCGCTCTCGCGACCGAAATGGGGTATACCATTACGATCAGCGATCCAGTTCGTCCCTTTCGGGTTGGTCTCTCTCGCGTCGGCGTTAACGCGATTCGTGATGTCAATCCAACTGGAGTTGCGGATCCTCCCCGTTGGACCCCATCGATCGACGGGCCATTCCCTCCGCTCCTTTTCACCTGGGCCGTTACGGTTACAGATCTCGGCTCGAACGCCTCTTCAACGCTCCTTCAAACTCGTTTTGAGGCTTTGAAGCCCGCCTATACCATCATCACATGGGTGCTATCATGAAGACTGTTTTCTCCGACGGTATGATTCTAACTAAGGAATGCGCCAACGCTCTCAACAACCCGGTTTACAAGCAGAACCCGCAGAACGATGGTGAGATCCCATACCCGACCGATCTGGACGCCATGGGTGTTTCGTCGGTGCTATCTGTCGTCCAAGTGCAAACGGCGGCGTCTATTGCGTCACTGGCATCTACTGTTGACACCAAAGCTCCTCAAACGGGGTTAACGGCCTTGCAGGAAACTGTTTCTGCAATCAGTGAGGCTGTCGATAACGAGATTACGCGATCAGAGACGGCGGAATCCAATCTTCGTGCAGATATTGCGGCTTCATCGTTCAGTAAGGCGATTCCGGGTGCGGGGCCGTTTCAGTCCGAAATTTCATTACCGGTATTGTCGGAAGCTCTATCCTTCCCGTCTAAGGGATTATGGGAGATAGGTGTTCATCTCACTTTTCGTGCTAACTGGGTAAGCCAAAATTCTGGTGATGCTGATCATGAAACATGGATGCTCGCGCTATTCCGTAACCAAGGCGGGGCGCAAGTAGGCCGAGCGATTAATGGATTACGTGTGTCGGTGACGAGCGTTGAGACGCCTGCCTATTTCACAAAGTATGCAGCGATTGCTGCAGATATTGGTGACACAGAACTTGCGTATGGGCTGGGGCTTCATATTGTTTTTCCGATAGTTGGGGATGCTACGCATGCCCTTTATCTCCAAAATGGAGAGTTTACTTGCCGGAAGATCTCAGCCTAACAGTTTGTCTCATTTGCCCCGCTACGCCGTCTCATTTGCCCCGCGCCGTCATAGCCACCCCTCCGCCGCAACGCTGGAGCGGCTCGCTGCCATGGGAATCCCCTATTGGAGCACCGCAAACCTTGGCGGAGTGCGGATGCGCCTAGACGGCTCGGAACGGGAAGGCATGTAAAAAGCCCCGAATCTCAGTGAGATCCGGGGCCTTAAGACAAAAATCAAAAGACGCTTAGCGCTTCTTCGGTTCGACGCCCCAGATATTCCTGGCGTAGTCCTCGATGGAGCGGTCCGAACTGAACTTGCCCATGCGGGCGGTGTTCAGGATGGAGCGACGGGCCCATTCGTCCGTGTTCTTGTAGGCCTCGGCGGCGTCCTGGTGAGCCTTCTTGTAGGCCTCGAAGTCGGCGCAGACCAGGTAGGTGTCCTTGCCCAGGATGGATTCGAGGATGGGATCGAAGAGGGCCGGCTTCTCGGGAGAGAAGAATCCCGAGCGCAGAAGCTCGATCACCTTCTTGAGGTCGGGACTGGCCTCGACGTAGTCGGCCGGGCGGTAGCCCTTATTCTTGAGGGCGATCACCTCGTCGGACTTCAGCCCGAAGAAGAAGCAGTTCTCGATGCCCACTTCCTCGGCGATCTCGATGTTGGCGCCGTCCCAGGTGCCCATGGTCAGGGCGCCGTTCAGCGAAAGCTTCATGTTGCCGGTGCCCGAGGCCTCGTAGCCAGCGGTGGAGATCTGCTCCGAGAGGTCGGCGGCGGGAATGATCTTCTCGGCCAGAGACACGCGGTAGTTGGGCAGGAAAAGCACCTTGAGGCGCCCGCCCACGGCCGGGTCGTTGTTCACCACCGTAGCCACCGAGTTGATGAGCTTGATGATGAGCTTGGCCAGGAAGTACCCAGGAGCGGCCTTGGCGCCGAAGAGGAAGACTCGCGGCACGAACTCGGCCTTGGGGTCGGCCTTGATGGTGTTGTAGAGGTGGATGATGTGCAGCACGTTGAGAAGCTGGCGCTTGTATTCGTGCAGGCGCTTGATCTGGACGTCAAAGAGAGCGTCCGGATCAAGGCGCACGCCCATCTCCTGCATCACGAAGTCGGCAAGGCGCTCCTTGTTGGCGCGCTTGACCTTCTTCCAGTCGGCACGGAAGGCCTTGTCTTCGGCCCACTTCTCGAGGCCCTTCAGCTTGTCCAGCGAAACGATCCAGTCGGAGCCGATCTTGGATTCGATGAGCTGGGTGGCCGGGACGTTGCACTTCACCAGCCAGCGACGCGGGGTGATGCCGTTCGTGACGTTCTTGAACTTGCTCGGGTAGAGGTCGTAGAAGTCCTTGAGCGTGAGGCTCTTGAGGAGCTCGGAGTGGAGCTCGGCCACGCCGTTCACGGAATGGGCGGCCACCACGCAGAGGTGCGCCATGCGGATCTTGCGAACCGGACCTTCCTCGATGATGGACATGCGCGCCAGGCGATCGTTGTCGCCAGGATAGCGGAAGGCCACCTGCCGCAGGAAGCGGAAGTTGATCTCGTAGATGATGTCCAGGTGGCGCGGCAGGAGCTTTCCGAACATCTCCACCGGCCATTTTTCCAGGGCCTCGGGCAGCAGGGTGTGGTTGGTGTAGGCGAAGACCTTGGAGACGATGCCCCAGGCTTCGTCCCAGCCGAAGCCGTGTTCGTCCAGGAGCACGCGCATGAGCTCGGGAATGGCCACGGTGGGATGGGTGTCGTTGAGCTGGATGGCGGCCTTGTCGGCCAGGTCCTTGAGGCTCGAGTGGTACTTGAGGTGACGGCGCACCACGTCGGTGATGCCGGCGGCCACGAAGAAGTACTGCTGCTTGAGGCGCAGTTCCTGTCCGGCGGTCACCGAGTCGTTGGGGTAGAGCACCTTGGAGATGGTCTCGCTGTCGTTCTTGGCAAGCGAGGCGCGCACGTAGTTGCCGTCGTTGAAGAACTGCAGGTCGAAGTCGTTGGTGGCCTTGGCCGACCACAGGCGCAGGTTGTTGACCACGCCGTTCTGGTAGCCCGGGACCGGGGTGTCGTAGGGGGTGGCCATCACCTTTTCGGTGTCCACCCACTGGAAGACGGTTTTGCCGGTGCGGTCGGTGTGGGAAGCCACGC